GGCGGCGGAAGGTGAGGGATATGCCAGAACCGGGAATGCACATGGTGGAGGAGAGTGGCGTAGACTGCAGCATACTGACCGTTGTCAGGCTCAGCACCTTCTAGGAGGCGGGATGTGAAGGAGATGTAAAACTCCTTCTCACGGGGTCGCTCCACCATGGCAGTGGCGAGACACTTGCTGAGGTAAGCCCAATCCATAGCGACGACACCGCGGTCAACCTTGTAACCGAAGATATGACCAACCTCAGGAGTTTGAGGCTTGGGTTCCATGCGCCACTGGCGGGGGTTGAAAGCCGAGCGAACAGGAGGAGTGCCACCAATGAGAGAGTCATCACCACCATAAATCTGAGCGCGACCGATCATGGAGTCGTACTGCGCGTTTGTCAGAGCCATGTTGCGGATGGTGTTGAGCAGGAAGGTGTAGCGATCACCAGAGAGCTGCATAAGACCGAGGGTGCCACCAAAGAACCGAGTGCTGCAACGTTCGTGAACAAACTGAGTCACATATTCCTGGCTAACACCAAGAGACGTCAGTAACCACGCGTCAAAGCGCAAGAAATCCTGATCAATGCCGCTGTCCCAGGCCGTGTAGTCATTTTCCGTGAACTGGGCGTACTGCTGCATGTGTTCCTGGCACCAGTCCTTCAGATCCGTGGTGTCTTTTCGAAGGAACAAGAGGCACCAGGAAGGACATTCAGCCAAGAGGACGCGCTCGAGGAGCAGGGCGTAAACAGCATCGCGGAAGGTCTTGTGGGCGGGGAAGGAAGTGACCATCTGACCAGGTTTGGCGAAACCGCCCCACTTCTCAGCTTTGCGGACGACCTGTCCTTTGAGGAAAACCCGAGTGAAGGATGGTTCCCAGTCCGGGCTCTCAGTGACGAGAGATTTCAGGACCTCAACGAGAGTTCGGGAGGACGCCCAAGAGTCAAGGCAGTCTTCGATGCACTGTTCCAACATGGGGGAGAAATCACGCTGGTAGCGGAAGTTCGGGAAGACGCGCAGGAAACCAGACTTAAGCTGACTGAACTTGCCGGTGTGGAACTCGAAGGCGCGTTTGTTAGCGTCAGGATGGACGACTCGCATGCGCTTAGCGATGGACGCTTGCTCGGTGACACGGTCATTGCGGCTGTGGTGGAGAGGGCCGGGGTGCAGATGTTCTGGGAACTGATGGGAGAGGCCAGCTTTGGAGACAAGCTCACGGGCGTGGTTCTCACCGTAGTCATCCAGAATGTCAGCGAAAACTGGGTCGGCGGGCGCAGTGGGGGGTGGCACAAGGAGTGGAGTGTCACG